ACCGCCGAATACCGCAGTAACAAGCCCCGCAATGCCTTTCAAGATAGAGAGGAAAGGTGTGGCGATTGCTACAGCAACCTTTATTGCAGACATAACATTCGCTATTGCGGGTACGAGTATATCTACCAGAACTACCACAGCTTTGCCTACAAAGGCGAAGACCTGATTGAAGAAGTCCGTCAGCCACTCTCTATTTTCGAGCACCCACTTGAGCACCCGTTTGAGCTGTTCGACTATCGTGTTGGTTAGGGCAGTGAAGCCAGGGGAGGTGGCGATGACTTCTGCAATGGCCTCCCGTATGTTTCCCCAAGCGACGCTCACCCTCGCAAGCTGGTCAGCCGCCGTGAGTTGCTCCTCGCCCATGCTCGCAACGGTCGCTCTTGCGCCTTCCATAGTCGCGTTGAAGAAAGCAACCTTCTTTTCGGCATCCGTCAGCTGCTCGGCAGACTTGCCCAGCGTTGCGGCGTATGCTTTATAGGCAGCTTCGGTATCGACTAAAATACCAAGGTTATCCAGAATCATTCTCGATTGCCGACCGATTCCCGTGGTCAAATCCGCAAGAGCGAGTGCTGCGTCCCGACCGGTCGCTCTGCCTAGCCTCTGTGCCGTGTCCGCCAGCTCCGCCATGCTCTCGGCGGTAACGGGCAGCCCGAGTTGGATTGCCGTGTTTGCCGCCTTCATTATCTCCAAGTCTCCGACGGTGCCGTCCAATGCCGCTCGGGTTTTCGTCAGAAGTTCCTCAGAGAGAATGCCTGCTGTAGATGTCAGACCCTCAAAAGATGTTCGCACACCCTGTATCTCGCCTCCAAGTTTTGCGAATTCCGCTGTCGTGGTGATCATGCCTCTAACAAAGGCAACCACCTTGCGAACGGAACCCGCGACCATATCGTAAGCGGATTTGATGTCGGTAGCGCCCGCGGTGAGTTCCTTGAAGAAGTTGCGGACAGTCTTGACGCGGTCGGAGATGGACTTGGAGACCCTCTTGAAGGAATCGGAGATTCCTTTGAACGAAGATGTAACTTCGCCCACGCCTACGGCCTTGAAATTTACTGCGACAACTTCCGCCACTCTTCAACTCTTTTCTGCGAGTAAAATTCTCTAATGGATTCAAACAGTATCATGGTCTCCGTATCTTGGTCGAGAACGCCCCCGGCTTTTGGCAGATGCCTGTACCCGCCGGATAAAGGATCGTAACACAAATGAAACAGTGTGAATACTGCCAAGGCATCCGCGTCCCACTCGAAGCTCTTGAGGCACCCGACGCAATTGGGCTCCTCGCCTTCAGACCTCTTTCTGTGCTTAACGCCATTTTCATCAACCAGCCACTCCCTGCAGATTACGCAAGGCACCTTGGGCATCGAACCATTCTTCAGGAAGAGCTCGACGCCCCGTTTGAGTTTTTTAACGTCTTCTCCGAGGGCTTGTGCGCTTCGAGAAATTCTTTCGTCAGATTCATCAACGACTGCATTGATTCGCCCGTTTGTGTGTTGAATATCGCCGACCAGCCCTCCTCCGTCGAAGCATCGAACCCGTTGCTGTTTATTGTGTCCCTCACCCTCTGGCGGAGCGCTTGCGTAAGGTTTCTGTAGAGGTCGAGCGCCTGTTTGGTCTGCTCGGCCATTATAGAGGCGAGTTTCTTCGCGTATCCCTCGTAGTCCTCGAGGCTTTCACCTTCTTTCTTCACCCGCTCGACGAGGCCGCTGATGTGGTTGAACGCCTCACCCTTGGAGTAATACACAAAGGCGAAAGATTCAAGTTCGGGAAAGTTCATCTTCTCAAGTATCAGAATAACGTCCGAATCCGGAACGCGGAACTCAAACCTGTTCGCAGCGTCCATAGTCGCTCCTCCTTTAGGATATTGCCACCAAGTCCAAAGTGATGACCACGGGGTCGTTGCTCGCGTCCGGGCTGTAAGCCGTGAAGTCGGAATCGAAATCGTCGAACCTGCTTTCAGAGAAAGCAGGAGGTGCGGAGTTTTCGAAGATCACTTTCCCGTAGTTCATTTTCAGATAGATGGTTCCGAGCGAAAACACCCCCTCCATGCGCATGAACGATAGCGGCTCGGAAATCGCGCTATCGAAAAGTTTCTTGGTCTCGTCCGAGTATCTCGATTTCAAGTTGCCGCCCACCATTGCGAAGGCTTCCTTGATGAGTTTAATGGGGTACAGACTGTTACCTTGAAAAACCTCGACCTCGTTCTCCAAGCTGGCGGAGAACTCGCGCACCCCGAACTCGATCTCTGCCAGCAGGACCACAGCAGTCTCACCATCGGAGTACGTCACGTCAACAGTTCCAGAGATGCCAGAGTCGTTCTGCTCGGTGAGGCTGATTGTACCGTTGCCCGTCCGCTGGCCTTCCGCAACTTTATCATCTGCTGCTTTGCCGGAATCCTTGAAGATTTCAACCTTATAGTCGCCCGCAACAGGCTCGGACAGCGTCACGTAAAGTTTGCCATCCGCATCCGTGTTCGTGTAGGGCACAAGTCCGTTCACCACCCAACTCGCCAACTCGCCATCCACATCGCCCGACTCGGTCACGGCGGAAGTCCCGTCTCCGGGGTCTCTCGTCAGGGTGAACTTCTTATGGCAGAAAGTATCAAACTGGGAAGGAACGCTGAGACCGGCGGAAGCACCCTCAACAGGCTCGCCCTTGGCAAGGAACTCAAGCTCGCACCTCAAGTGCGATTTCTCGGTCGAGATGAATCTGATCGTCCGAAGAACGCAATCCGCGCACTTGTACTGCTTGATTCCGTCTTCGAACCAAAGGGTAAGATACTTGGTGAAGGTGTTGTCGAGTTTCTGATACTTGAGTTGGCGCACCTCAAGGTTCACGTCGGTTTCGCCATCGGAATATGCCACAACCACCGAGCCGGAAATGCCAGAGTTATTCTTCTCCGTGAAGCTGAGGGTGCCATCGCCGACCAGCGTTCCTTCCGCAACCTTGTTCGCTTTTGCGGCATCTTTGTATATCTCAACCTTTCTCGTGCTCACCGCGTTAGTCAGGTCCGCGTAAAGTTTCCTGTTGGCATCCGTGTTATAGTAAGGAATCACACCCTTGAGAATCCACGATGAGAGTTCGCCGCCTACGTCGCCGGTTTCAACGACATCTGAGACTTGCCCTTCCCCGTACACCGTTCTGAGAAGCAGAGGCGCGATCTTTCTCGTCAGGGCGATGGTGGCCGTGAAAGTCGGTGCTATCGCGGAGCGCAAGGCGGAATAGTGAGGCCTCGCCACAGTTCCGTAGGAGCCGGGGACCTCCTCCTTTTCCGCGTTCCACAACATCTGCCCGTTGCCCGCCCACATGGTTTCGATGGGCGAACTCGCCGCGGTGCCCTCGACATCCTGCACGCCTACCGCGAAACGGAATTTCTTTCCGCACCGGATGTTGTTCATTTGTTTCGCCATTCCCTACTCCTTGAAATTATGCTCTTCCAGTTCTATTACCAGTTCGCAGTAGTGGCAGAACACTTCGCTGAGGAACCTGTAACCGAATACCCTGCCCTGCACCGCGGCCTCAACCTCAGTCTCACATACGTCCCAAATAGTCAGGTTGTTCCTGAACGCCGTCCGAATCTTGTCTATCAAATCGTTGAACTCCGCCGTGGAATCGGGGTCGTCCTTGAATTCGAGGAAACCTCTAACGACTATCGGCATCCTCGCCACGAATCGAGGCCGAACCTCGACCCCTTCGGAAAACGACTCTCGACCCACCAGCCAGGTATTGACTTTGTATTTCTGCGAGTTGATCCTTTTCGTGAACAGCCTGTTGAACTCTGCTGGGTCTATAGTGAACTTATCCCGGATGTACACATTCTCTATCCCGTCTACCGTTTCGAGCAATGTCTTAATTGCACTGAGCTTCGTCTGCGTGTATTCGGACATCTATTTGTTTACCTTCTGTACGAACTTGTCTATATGAAACTGGAAGATGCGTCCAACCTTCGCCAAAGTGGGGCCAGGCTTGAAGGTGTCGCGGAACATATTGGCGGCTGTGACGCCCTGTGCGGCTATTTTCTTCATGACAGCAAAGGTGAGCCTTTTCAGCAAAGTCGCCGGTTTGATTTTCCTGCCTTTGGCCGCTTTGCGGATTCCTGCCACGCCTATCTTTTTCTTGACCCATGCGTGAATCGGTTTGAAGGGCGGCAGTGTTGCACGGGGCTTCTGGCCTTCCTCGACGTATGTTCCGTACTCGAGCGGGCTGGACACTCTGCCGTACATCCCGAAACCGCTGCCCCGGACTTCCGACGCTATCGACTTTCTCAGTTTACCCGTGTTAACCGGGGAACGTTTAGAGACTTCGCCCTCCAGCATCAGGCCGGACTCCCTGTAGGCGTCCTTGAGCGCATTGAAGAAAGGGGGTCCTGCCTTGCCAGTCGCTATCAGGCCCTTGGTTTCCACTTTCACACTGATCATCTGTTCAACCTTCTATGGAATATTTTGCTTTCGCCCCATGCGAAGTTTACATCAATATCTTTTTCCGCCGATGCCGGTTTGTCAAGTGCGGCCACGAAAGATTCGAACCTTGCCAAGGATTCCGCGGCCAAGTCTCTATAGATGGTAGACTTGTCCTTGTAATCCACTACGACGGCCTCCATGCTCGGCTCTACTGTGTTGGCATAAAAATAGGAGAGCACGTGCGCGCAGAAATGCGCCGTCAAGTAGCAAAAAGCTGGTACGTAAGAACTCGGAATGTCTGTCAGGTGTTCAAGGTCTTTCACCCTGCGCGTGAATGTGATTCGAAATGCCTCGGAAACAGTTGCATAGAACAACAGTCTGTCCCCGTCCTCCGTTCTAACTGTCTGGACGCCATCGGGTATGTCGAGGTACGTTCGGGGATTATTATCAATCGGAGACTCAACCGTGATCAATTCGGAGAATTCGTCGTCCCAGTCTGCGGGCAGCTTGTAGGTGTCTGTGGGTCCCCATGTCAGAACTACAGCAGTCTCGCCGTCGTTGTACGTGACATCGACAGTGCCGGAAATACCCGAAGAATTCTGCGCGGATAATGTCAATGAGCCATCTCCGACTTTCGTGCCCTCCGCCACCTTCGAGGTTTTGGCGGAATCTTTGAACACTTCCACCTTGCGCGTTCCAGCGACATCGGACAGGGTCACATAGAGTTTGGCGTTTGCATCGGTGTTGACGTAAGGCTTCACGCCGCTGAGAATCCAATTATCAAGCTCGCCGTCGACGTCGCCCGTTTCCTCAAGCGTCGCGGTGCTTTCGGTGCCCTTGTCGGTTTGGTAGAAAGGGAGCCGCTTGTTGTAATACTCCAGAGCATCCTCCAAGCAGGAGTCGAGGTCCGCTGCGTCCAGCTTTGAGGAAGTATCCTTGATTATCGTCGCCACCTTCCTCAATATGATGCTCTTATCCGCCATTAGCGTCTCCCTGGAATGTCTTCCCGTCTGACCAAGAAGATTCCGAGCTCCATACTGTTGTTCTGAACATCGTAGTCAACACGCAGGTACAGCCCTTTCGTGTTGGTCAATGTGATGCGGCTGATTCCGTCAGCACTGATGGCCAAAGCCTGATCGCCATTGTTGGTAAACAGAGTGCCGTCATCAGTCCAAGAATCCTGCAACCGGACATTCAGGACTCCGCCTGCGCCCTTGTCCTTCAGGTACACGTACACCTGCGAGTAGTCGTTCCTCATCTTCGAGATCTTGAAGACGTTCGACTTCTTGTTGTTGCCCGTAGTGTACGTGCTCAGAGGAACCAGCGGCTCTATAGTTCCAAGAAACGCCACCTCTACTCCTTTCGCGTTTTCGCAATCGAACCTTGCCTGCCCCTTGAATCCGCTCCGAGAAACGAACTCAAGGGGCAGGCAAGCCGCCCCCTATTGTTAGTTCTCTTTCCGATACTTCAGTATTATCTCGACGGCCTTTACGGGATCGGCCAAGCCCGTGCCTTTTGCGTCGAACTTGTACGCCAGTACCTCGCCTTTGGCCAGCCATCTGTTGGCCTTTGTCGTGGAAACGGTCAGTGCCACTGGCACCCTTGCGACCCAGTCGACGCCCGCCAACATCTCAGGCCCGGTAGCGACTTCCGTTGTGCCCGTACCAGCAGTACCGACATTCATAATCTTGGCGGTGAAGTTGTTGGTGTCGACCCCCGTTATTGCGGTGTCGGGTATGACGTTGACTGCGACTATCTCCATGTCCTCTTCAGCCTTGAAGAGCGGCCACTGCTCATCGGTGCCGATTACTGCGGCCTTCGGAACCCGGAACAACTTGATGTGCCTGCCGGGTATGTCGGCTAAAAACTGTTCTCCCATGAAAGAAACCTCCTCAAACTGACTTACTCCGAGGCGGGGCCGGTTATACACCGGCCCGTCCTCGTTCACTATTATCCAGCAACAACGTGCTTGTAGAACGGCCTGTAATCGAGGACCGCATAACCCCAAACGTGCCTGATCTTATATGTTATCTTGTCCGAGTTGAACACGGAACCGACGGTCGGCTGATCCTGAACGAAGAGTTCGGGCTCCTGCCTGCCGTTCCAGAATCCAACCTCGATGGTCGGGATCATCTTCGGATCAGCGACGGCCACCCAGTCTGTCGCGTCCGTCCAGTAGGAGACTTGTATGTATTCCACCCCGTACTTCGCCCTGTGTATGTTCGGAATGGTCGCGTCCTTGTTGGAAGTCACAACCACTGGTGAGGCCGTGAGTTCCCACGCCTCGTCTTCCAGTTCCGGCGGGACGATGATGTACTTAGGCGCGTTCACGACGCCCAGCCGCTCGGCGCTGATGCCATACGGTGACTGCTGCATCATCAGCTGGCGGGTAGCATTGAGCGCGTCGGAAGCGAGCGCCGTGGAGCCGAGGTTGCCGTGAGTGGCGTGGAAGAGTGTTACCGTGTCGTAGATAGCGGGGTTGTCCTTGAGTACATTGAAGATAGTTTGATAAAGAGTCAGCACGGCGGCCCGGCCCATCTTCTGCGGAATTCTTCGCAGAGCGCCGAGATCGTCGTTGGCTATCATCTCTATCGTCAAGTCCTCAAGCCCGCCTCTCTTCTGAACCTTGTACTTGGCTTCCTCGTCGGTGGGCGATGTCAGGCTTTGATAAGTATCTCTCTCACCAACCACATCGAGCAAACCGTATCCGCCGTAACGGACTCTCGGGTTATCCCGGAAATCTTTTATGTTCCCGATGTCGGAAACAATCAGACGCCATGTGTTCAGGTTCTCAAGAGAGTATTCCCTGATCAACTGGCGATGAATCGAGTCGCCCAGAACCTGCGGCCAGTCGCTCGTAGCAAGAGACTCAAAAAGCTGCTTTCGTTTCCCTTCCGAGAGGAAGGTGGGAGCGAACTGCGCGGACTCAGCGAGTATGTCAGAGGGCTCAACATCCCTGCGGCCAGTGATAACTTCGAATGCATGGCGAATGCCCCTGAACGCGGGAACGCCTTCAATCTCCGACTCCTGCTGGAACATTGCGTCCATCGCTTTGTTCCACTTGTCCTTCTGCGATTCCGTTATTTCCGCCCTTGCGCTCGCCACACCGGCTCCCTTCTGGTTGAAGAGCTCCGCGAGAACCTCGCGCTCGGTCTCTATGGTCTTCTTGGCGTCTTCTTCAGACATGCCTTCGCACTGGTTCGAGAGCTTCTTCTGAACAGCGGAAGGAAGACCGGACTCGGTCACGAGCGACCTCACCGCGTTTTTCCTTGCGGACTCGGTGACGTCGGTGAGGGTCTCCGCGCTCTTCTCGACCTGCTTGCTCAACTCCTCAATTTTCTTTGTGAGCTCAGCAACCTTTTCCGATTCTTGCGCTTCGGGTTTCGGTTTCGGTTCCGGATCCGGATCCGGATCTGGATCCGACTCCTTCTCCTTTCGCTCTTCCTCTTCCTTCGCAGCTCGTCTCGGATAAGGGTATGGATACTTACCCACCGCCGGGTAAGGGTACTTTGCGAGCTTCTGCAGCATGTCGTCTATCTGCGCGACCGCGTTGTCCATCTGCCCGTCTTTGATCAGATCACGGAGCGAACGCAGGAAAACTGAGAAGTTGACGGCGTTGGCCTCCTCTACCTTTCCGTTCTCTTCTATCAGTTTGTCCAGCAGTTCCGCAACCTTCGCCTCTTCCGAAAGCTCCTCTTCCTTCAGGGATTCGAAGAGCTCTTGGTCGAGGTAGCCACACAGCTTGTAAAGCTGTTTCCCAAAATCTGCCATTGAAAATCCTCCAGGTTTCCTTGAGGCCACCAACCGCATCACCTTGCCTCCGGCCGCTGGCGACGTGACTGCGGTCACCTCGTTTAACTTGTGCAACTCCAAAATCTTGCGGATCATTTTGCCTTGGTGCAGCATGTCCGCGGATTCGCCTTCCCCGTCGATGGAGAAACCGATTATGTCAGGCTTGCCCACCTCCCATGCGTTGAGGAGCTTTATCCTGAACCACTCCTCAATCACATTTAGATTCGCGGTCAGCCCTTCTCTGGATTGTCCCTGCCAATTGTACTTCTCGAACTGTACATTGTTGAAGAAGCCAACCAGATTCTTTGTGAGTCCTTCAGGTTGACTCTTCCGCACTTTCAAGGGCAGGTGATCGAACTTGCCCTCGAACTCGTAAGCGAAGCACTTGGCATCCTCGAACAAATGCTTCGCCCTGATCAAGACCGCCGCCGGGTAATAGCGGTCATTCAGGGACAGTCCAGCTTCAATCATCACGACTTTCCAAACTTTGCCCTTGCCACCTCCTTTCACAGGCTGAACTATTCTCGCGCCTTCCAAAAATTTTTCTATCATTTCTCTTCTCCCGGAGCCGGTTTGCTTCTCGCCACTTTCCAGAAATCGGCGGTCGGGCTTTCCCTCTCGAAAGTCCAAACGCCCTTGAACTTTTCCCCCTTGAACCGAATCTTCATGAATACCGGAGTTTTTTCCAACAGCGTCATTTCGCCTTCATCAATACTCTCAATCCATGAGCCGCGCTCCTTGTGCGGGTTGCCGACCTGTCCGGGAACGATAAACCCTTCGGCCTTTTCGTCATGATCGTATTCCGGCGCTGAAAAATGGCCTGATATGACTTCGGCTTCCAACGGGTCCAAGTCGAGTTCGAAATGCTGCTTCTTTCCGTCAAGCAGGAACAGGTCGAAATGCCACTCCGTCGCCCCTGCCCTTTTCTTCTCACCGACTTTGGAATACCAGTGGTATTTCAAGGCGAAATTCTTGTTTGCCGCCTCCTGAACGGGGATTTTGATCTCGTCTTTCTTTATCAGTTCGACAAGCTCGTCCCGAATTAGCAGCGCCTCTTTCGCGGTTTTGGCATTCCAGTATCTCAGAGGCTCCGGTATCGCTTTTCGAATTTCTCTCGGAAGCGCCGATTTGCCCAAAGGCGGCAGTCGCTTCTTCTTGACTGCCTCGTCTGAAAGGATGTAGGGCATCTGCACCACGGGCTTGATGGCGAACCATCGAACCCCAATCGTTTTCTCTTCTGAGGGCGGTAGGATTTTCTGTTCGAGAAGAGGGCATATCTCCCGCTTGACTTCCACCACGAAGCTATCGTCGAAGTATTTCTGCGGCAGCGCCTCCAGCAGTTCGTGTTTGATGCCCTCCCGCTCCAACTCTTCATCCATTAGAGACTCCGCCAGCATCAAAAGTCTCTTCTCGGTCTGGCTCAGTTCTCTTGATTCCCCGAATTCTTCAGCGCGTAATTGTCTGAACACCACCCTGTAGTTCAGACCTTTGCCGTGGAAAAAATACTCATGTGACCAAGGCTGCTGAAAGCCGTACTCCGCAGTGCCTTTATCAGTGATCACAAATACACCAGGGTAACGTTTCGTCGCTCCGACTTCGCCCGGCTCCACAACGCCTTGGAAGTCAAGCCATTCAATCGGCTCGGGCGCTTTCTTCTGTGTCATGATGGTCACGTTGACGGGTTTCACCGCACCTTTCTTCAGGCGCTGCGCCCACTCGCCGGTCTTCCAGTTGATCTTGAAATACTTACCGGGGTTCCTTTCCTTCTCCCGCGCATCCTGTAGAGTCAGCACGGGTTCCTTCACCACTCCTTTAATGAGATCATTCAGCGTCCACCCAATCAGGGTTTCCTTCTCCACGCTCTCCATCCGCAAATCCGCATGGCAGCTCTTGCCCCGCCAGTGGTGCTGTGCAACGAACTTGTAAGTCTTTTTCTCGTCAGGATAGCGTAGATAAGGGTCTTCCTGCTCCGCTAATAAAATTTCCTGCACCCTGTTTCCCGCAATCGTTTTTGCGTATGCGGGGTTGCGAATGCGGCGGAAATAATGAACCCTGCTCTTCGTCACGTTCGCTTTGAATTTCTTGACTTCGGACTCCCAATCCGTTTGGTCGTTAGTGCAGACGACTATGGTACTGCATTTATTAGCCAACTTACCCAAGAGACTGACTATTTGCTCCCGAGTCGGTTCCTTTTGTCTAAATTCTTTTTGCAGCAGTACGGAGTTGCGAGTTTTGTATTCGGTGAATATCCTGCTGTAAGGCGAACCGCCTGCCTGCGGAGGGTCGAAGAAGATCACGTCGGCCTCGGGAATCTGCATCTTGAATGCATCATTGCAAGTTACTATGCCCTTGCCGCCCACCTGCTCGACCAGCCTGTTTACTTCCGAGATGGAAGCCCTGAGCATTTGTCTGCATTTGTCCTTGTCGTAATAATAGTAGTACGCATCGCGCATACTTGAGTGCCTGCCACCGAAGAACCTGCCGAGAAATGCAACCGCGACTGCGCGGGCAGTAAGCATCTTCTTTCCGCTGAAACAAGATTCGATATGCAGCATCAAACCGTCCACCCACTCGCGTATGGATTTCGAAACGGGGTGCATCGCTTTGTGCTGGTTGGTAAACCATCCACGCTTTTCCTTTACGGCCAGCAGAGCGTCGACATCTTCCGCGTTGAGAATTTCACCCTCGAAGATGCCCTTCGAGAACCTGTAGGCGTAAGGATTGACGTCGTTGGCGGTCACCTTGAGTCCCTTGCGGGCGGCGGCCATCAAAACGGCACTCGTGCCACACATTGGATCAAATATGGTTTTCGCCGTTGCGGGTAGCCTATTGACAATCGCGTTTGCGAAAGGCCTCTTGCTGAAGGAATAGGCGACTTCCTGAATTTCTTCGTTGGAGGCTTCGATGACTTCGAAACTTTTCGACTCAAGCAGTTTCAGGTTCTTTATGATTACCTGCGGGCCCCGTATATATTGGTAGCGCCGGGGTTTGTGCCACGGCCAGAACTTGACGACGTCGTATGCCCACAACTCTCTCTTGTCAGGCCACCACTTCTTACGTTCCGCATCCGATATTCGATGCTTGTTCCTGAGCGTCTCGAATTCCTTCAAGCTGATTTTATATGCGGGTCCGAGCCTGATTGTGCCGTACACCAAATCGGAAGCCAGGAACAGCACCTTGTTGAGCGCATCGAACTCTTTCGACTTCACGACTATTTTCTTTTCGCCGTTGTAAATGAGTTCGCCGTGCGGCGGAGTTAAATACATCGCGTCCTTGACGGCGTGGGTATTAACCGAGAGCAAGTCGCCGTCCTTGGGTATGATTATCTCCTTGTTCGGAAATGCGGTTTCAAGCAATCCAAGTATTTTACGATCATCCATCTCGACGGGTCCCTTGCCCTGATGGATGAAGACGGCCGTGTGGATCCCTTGGTTCTGACACCACTGGAGCTGTTGCTTCATGGACGCATGCCCGACTCGCTCCTCTTCCGGTCCAGTTCGAAAAATGGGCCTCGTTACTCCGGAGCCGTCGCCCACGTAAATATCGACATCCTTGAGTTCCTCTTCTTTTATTTCCGCAACGTTGGGGAAGAATCCGATGACGTACTTGTTCTCATCGGCAGCGATGGAGATCTTGTAGCCGACCGTGGGAGCGACGGTTGAAAGCTTGACTTTCACGACTTCCAGCTTGACGCCTTCGACAACCGGGTACACCCCTCCCGGGCGGATTATCTTGCGCTCCTTCATCGGATACTTTTCGGGCGAAAGCTTCTCGGAGGTTTCTTTCGTCATGTAGACGGGAACGCTGATTTCTTCGCCCTCGAGCCCTTTCACATGGTCGGGGTGTGCGTGCGTCAAGGCGATCCATTTGGGCCGCAACTTGGCGAGCTTTCCCCTCAGGTTTTCTCCGAAGTCCAACAACCCCTGAGAGCCGTCATATTTGACCAGCATACCCGAGTGGAATTCGTGCCCCTCGGCTTTCTCCTCTATCATGCCGCGGGTGCCCAAGAAGACGAGGTCGACTCCCGAAAAGGATTCCGAGAAGTTCTGCCTGCCCTTCTTCCGGCCCAGCAATCCCGCATCCTTCGCTATCGCCTCCGCCTCTGCAATCGAACTCGGCTCCTTCCGCTCCGGCACTTTCCCGTCGAAGACCGGTTCGTAGAACCGCCCGCTTTTGAATCCCGTTTCCGGGTCTTCGTAAATGTTGAAGGTGTGGAAGGTCACTCTGAAGACGTCGCCGGGGTTCAGCTTCTCGGTCGTGGCATAGGAAGTTCCCGATTTCGAATACTGCTCGCCTTTGATTTCGATCTTGGCCTTCGGGTCCAACTGTTCTTTGGGCACTCGAATGGCGTAATCGTAGTTGTACACCCCCTTTGTGGCGGTCTCGTTGCGGCGGTAGACGATTCCGAAGGCCGATGCGTATTTCTTTATCTTCGACATGACCGTTGAAGTGCCCGCCAGAGAATACTTGCCGTCCACCTGCTTCACGATAGCGCCTTCGGAACCCTCCGCCTTGACTACCTTCTCCAGGTGCTTCTTGAGTTCCGCGGGCGTTCGGGCGACCAAGCTCGGGGCTCTGTTGAGCATGGATTTTGTTTTCGTGAACCCGAGTTCCGATTTCGCAAATGGGAATTCATCAAGAAGCTTCTTCCGCTCGATCCAAGACCTCTCATGAAGGTCTTCGCCATCCTGCCACAGGATTTCGAAGACATTGGCCACCACCCATTGCTCGTCGATAGGCTCCTTGCCGAGCAGCAAACCCGCGAGCTCTTCCCGCGGCTGATGTTCACCATCGAGCCAGTATTCCAGTTCGGAATCAATTATGAAAGAGGTGGGCTTCTTAATCGCTTCCAGTTCCGCCACAAGTTGAGGGAGCCTGTCCGTCACGTCCGAGGCCCCGTCCGTATATGCCTTCGCCTTCTCGCCGTCTTTGAACATCACGATTCTGAGGCCGTCGTACTTCTCCTCGACGACCAGCGGAAGCAAGTCCTTGATTTCCTCTACTGTTCCGTCGAACCGCCAGTCGTTTTCGAAATCTTTCCGCAACACGACCGCGGGGAGCGAAGTCTTCAATGAGTAGAAGAAACGGAACATCTTCAACTCATCTTCTTTCTTGGACTGCTCCGCCTGCCTCAGTGTGGTTTCCTTCTCAACCTTTTCTGCAGCAAGTATCACGCTCATCTCAGGGTTGATGCGCTCGAACTTCTGGCGGTAGAGGGGGATGGCATCCGTGAAGGGGCCGTGGTAGGTGTCGTAGCAGAACTGCAGCCTCCCCCGCACGTTCGCGTTCCTGAACTGCCGTTCGATTCGGAACTCTATCGGTCGACGGATTGCCAAAGGTGTGTCTTCAGGCAGGCGAATCAGGAAATCGACGTCGTTGGCCGATTCGCCGTTGTTGACGATGCCTCCGGTCAGGTAGACAGTGACGTCCTGGGTGTAGAAATCTTTGAATTCGGGCAAGTCCTCGAGCGTGATCAGATTCCCTTCCGTCCTTTCACCCAATGGGTGAATGGGCGCGAGCGCTTCCTTGATGCTGATGGGCGAGGCGTGCTCGTCTTTCTTCTCAGCTTCCCGCCTTACTAATTCCGACACCACCAAGTCGTGAACTTTCTTCACGAGCTGAATGTCCAAAGACTTGTCCGCCTTCTTCCAGCCGTTGAAGAGCAGGTGGGTGCGGAAATGAAGCCCGGACAGTTCTTCCCTGTCGACTTTCCTCAATCGCTCCGCTGTGACATCAACGAGTTTCATTAAACCCTCGGGATTCTTATCTTCTTGGCGTCGATAGTTACCAGAACGAATTCATCCGCTTTCACGGCATGTGTGAAAATCTTGTCGGGTGTCAAATCCGCTATTTCAATGGCCTCTTCCAAGGTCGTGGCCGCGGTTTTCTTTGGCGCTGCTGGTGTCTCCTCTTTCACTTCTGGTTCCGGTTCCGGTGCTGGCTCCTCTCCGTCAACTTCCACGCTCGCCTCTTCTTTTGGCTCGGGTTCTGGTGTGGTAACAGTCTCTTCCACTTCGATCGCTTCCTCCACCGCCTCACACTTCTCGGGGTCCCATGCTAATCTCTTGTCGTCCATTATTCCTCCCATTCCGGGTGCAGGTACATCACCCTGCACCTGCAGTTGATCACCTGCTCCGGCGGCCCGCCCGGGTCGCCGGGAAATTCCAAAGCAGCGCCACCCACAATAAAAGGCTCCTCGATTGGAATTGGATTGTCAGGCCCGAACTCCACGCCCGCATCGGCATGGGACGGCCGCACCCTCTCATCTCCCGCCGTCAGCCACCACTTTCGCAATCCCGGTCTTTTCTTTTCAACCTGCTCTGCCCTCTGAGCGGTTCCGACCGAGAACGCCCTGTTGACTTCCGTGTTGAGAATGGTCTCCGCGCGGAAGCCCGTACCGATCAGCCTTCCTTTCCGGCGAACCGGCGACACCCACTTTTCTATTTCGTCTATAGCTTCTTCGGGGCGTTTCACGCCCAAAGCAACTTGCCCGATTTCCGTGTTGATTTTTTTGCGCGCCTCTTCTGCTACCTCAGAAATCAGATCTGCTGAAAAAGACCGCAGCAGAACCAACTGCTCCTTCGTCAATGCGGGCAGAGGCGGCAGCTTCACCTTGAACTCCGCCGCCAGCGCCTTGGGAATCTTACCGCCCATCGCGTATGCCTTTTCCTGCTGTACGCTCACCGTGTCAAGCAGCCTTTCCTCGAAATCCCGCAGGTGCTTCTCGACGTCGGCCTTCAGCGCCCTCAGAGAGCGGGCGCGGTATCTCTTTGCGTCGACCATTTCGCCGCTGATCCTCTTTCCGAGCGTCTTCAAGAACCGAATCGCTTTTTTCAGCGCGTCCTTCGTCAGCTCGTCCACTTCCTTCGTGGCCCGCTTAACGCGGCGCTTGAACGCCGCCCTTCGCTTCTCTACTTCTTTTTTCTCTAACTGCTCAAGAAGCAAAATTACGCAACCTCTTTGCCGCACGGAAATAATTGTCCGAGGCCGTTGGCATCCCTTCGGGCTTTTCTTTCTTGAATCTCTCGAGCTCGAACCCGAACTGCCCCATCATAAAGTTGAAGAAGGCCGCCGCAGTCTCGTCTTCCACCCAGTCGTTCTCCCGGGCGATCATCAGAGCGTTGGTCACCTTCACGAGGAAGTCCGCCTGCTGCGGCAAGTCCCTTTTCAACGAAGCGATGTTTATCGAGAACGAAGTGTTGACATCTTCGGGAAGTACCTTGTGGAGAATCGCCTGATCGATGACGAACTGGAATATTCGGCGGAACATGTGCTTGAAGAACTTCTGCCTGGTGCTGAGGCGCTTCAGCGTCGGCACCGACATCTCACCCGCGGTCGCTTTGTTTGTGAATCCGCCTTCGGACATCCAAGTCTCGGGCGTGCCCGCGCCGGTCAGGATGTGCTGACGGATCATGCGGGCCTCTTCCATCGCGTCCGAGGCTTTGAACTCCGGGACTATGGCGTTCCAAGTCACTTTCTCGTTGTGGGCGCGGATGGAGCCGGGTTTGGGCTTGCGGTTCTTCTCCAAGAAGTCTTTGATCTCTTGCGGGCCTGCACCGTCGAGCATGACGTCCCATATGTGCATGTTCCGGAGTTGCGCGTTTTCCAACCGCGTGTACAGGAATTCGTCGTAGCCCTCGATCCAATCAATCAGCGCCAGAACGTCCGAGTGGCCCCGTGTCGCATTGGTCACCTTGTTGACGGTGAAGAAGAAGGCGTCGCCCGTCAGCCTTCCGAAAGAGTCGCTGTACGGATTCTCATCGCGCCGGATGACAACCAACTCTTCCTTCTCGGAAACCTGCCCGTTCTGTTTCAGAACCAGTTTGTCTGGCACGTTTGCGTTTCTGGGAAGGGGCTTGACTTGCTGAATCTGTAGGGAATCCACCGTTTCCAACCTGACCGCCCCGTTGAAGGGGTTCACGGTCGGCACGTAGGCCTGCTCGCCGTTAAGAGCAAGTTCAAGCGCCATGTTGAACTGGCGGAGATCCATGTTGTTAATCTCATCATCCCAGAAATTCTGCAGCACTTTCTGCACCCCGGGATCGACGGCCTTGAACGAAATCCCGTCTCCGACCGCGAAATCCTTCGAGAGCTCTATCAGCCGGAAGCAAAGCGGGTTGCTGAGGTACAGGTAGTATGCTATCTTCAGGTGCCTTTCCCAGAGGTAGGGCAGCAAGTCCTTTTCCACCTTGCCCAGCCTGCGGTAAAGGTGTTCGTCCTTGTCTATCAATTCCCCGAACTCGGCGTCCTGCTCCCGGAGGCCCGTTTCGGATTCCGCCATTTTCTTAATCCTGCCCGCCACCCGCAACTCCTATCCGTGATAGACCGCCTGTTCTATCGTGAGTTTGATGTCTTTCGAGAGATCGCTGTTGTCGCTGCTCCAATGCGCCCTGATTTCCGCGAAGTACACTGCTGGGTCCTGCGCAAGGTCCGTCTCGTTGAGGATAACGCTGACTATCCCGTTCTCCGCGCCCGACTTGTCGAAGTTCGCATCCGTCTTCTCGATTAAATAGCTCGTCTCCGCTTTCGAAGATTTCACGACGAACGAGAACGTGGCGCCGGAGACGTCGACGGCATCCCCGCTCAAATCCGTATATGTGAATTTGAGGGTTTTCGCCTCACCTTTTTTCACGGATATTTCAAGAGACAACTTCCACCTCTACCTTGTATTCGTTCGTGATTTCCATCTCCGTCTCAATCTCCGGATCAAGTGCCGCTTCCACGTTCAATTCGTTTTCGACCTCCACGGCAACTTCAATCCACTTCTTGGGAATCTCTTCGACGATTGCCCCAATGAAGGTCACGGAGGTGAGGGTCGGCCGGTCTGCACCGCCGGAATTCATTTGCGCCCTGAGGAAATAATACCTGTGCCCGTCGACGGCGCCGCTCGCCAAGAATGTGTCCATCTCCGCCACCGAGCGCCATGTGCCGTCCCATGTCGCGTTCCCTTCCGTGGGGGCGCCGCCATCGTAATACCCTATCTTGAACTTCACCGTGGAAGTGCCCGGTTCCGAGACCACCGCCGAGAAACCCGTGAAGCTGAAGGTGGCTCCGGCTCCCGCATCCAAAGCGTAGTCGACCGCGCCGTCGTCTGAGATTAGAAATTCGGGCGAATCATCCCAGAACCGCTCTTCCGCGCCCGCAATCTGGTCGTAGAAGTCAACGTCGGGGTTGAAGCCCACGCTATTGGTGTAAACCGAGATTAGCGGATAGAGGAGATGGGTTTTGTCGAATGTTGCTCCCGTAATAACAGCTGGACCCCAAAGCGAAATCCAATTCGCGGGGTCGCCGCCATACTTCGCAATCGGGTTGACAATTGCATACCAGAGCTGGAAGGTTTGTTGCGCGCCCGAGATGTCGCGCTTGATGCGGAACCATATGTCCGCTTGCGCATCAATAAACGATATTACCAAGGGGTTTGCCGCCCCCGCGATAACCGAGTATGCAGCCGCATTTCTCAACGCATGGTCGTAACACACGAAAACGGTGTTGCCTTGCGAACGCCATAGATGCAAATAGTTAGACCTTACCTTATCGCCTATGTAGTTGAGAAAGCTGAAGTAACAAACTACTTCTGCATCCTCGTAACTGACATCCCTCCGCGAACCGCCCGACCAAGGAATGGCGGATCCGTTGTCGTTCCAATGGTGCAGACCCGCGCTTTCCGAAATGGTCGCGGTTTTGAGGGTAGGCCACGCCACCCACATCTCCGTGCCCGACAGTCTCGTCCACTCGGAATAGACTTCCCCGAACACATCCGCATCGGGCGCAAGCTTTGCGACACCCGCGTCGACGACGACCTTGTAGTTGTTGTCAACCGCCGCGATTTTGAAGTTGTCCACAAGGAAGTTGGCCATTACGCCCCGCCCCCCTTGAACAATGATCGCCCCGTACCGACGCTCCCGAATAGCTGTCCCTTGTCCCTGTTTCTGCCCATCAACCGTATCTTCAGCCGCGCTCTTTTCTCATCCGGGTCGGCGTCTCCGTCCGCGTCGTCGCTTCCGAACGCGGCGCTCGCGTTCCCGGAATCCAGGAATTCGAATCCGTATCTCGTCGCGTCGCCCGCGTGAATCTCCTTGTTCTTTAAGGGAACCTCCGACGTGGGCCTGCCTTCGGGATCGACGGGGTAGCGGGTCTCCTGCAGGTAGCCGAGGAGATGCTTGCATCGCGGATGTACGAGAACCTTGGGCTCGTCCTCCACCAAGTCTTCCAGCGCCGCGTTCATCAGCATCAATCCGTGCGGTATGGGGTTCTTGCGGGGCGTGCGAATCCTGACGCCCTTCTTGCGAAGCATCGTCACGTCGCTCTCGCCTATGACTTCGTGCGTCTGCTTCCCCGCGATGTCGCCCACGTCGATCCAGCCGCCCGCGGGAATATAGGGTTTGGCGTTCACCACGTCCGCGACGTCCTCTATTTTGGTGAACGTGAACCAGGACTCGTCGAAGAACCTCAGCTGGCCCGTCACGGGATGCCGCTGCGCGTACTCCACGCACGTCGCGCCGCTCCATCCGAAGTCCCAGAACCTGTATGCCGGGGTTTGAAGGTTCCACGTCGGATCGAACTCCGCCGTTTTACTCTTGTGGATCCGCTCGTTGAACGCCGGGAAAGTGTAGCCGCTCAACGACACCCTGTTGCACAGCCAGACAGTCTTGAACTCGTCGAGGGGCAGCATCTTGAATTTGCGTATCACGCCGTCGATTTCGTAGTAGCCTCTCGATCTGCGCGCCTTGCCCTTGCAGATGTCGCGCCAGCTCACGATCTCCCCGTCCGCGCCCATCTTGACAATCTTCTTGCACGCGTTGCACGACTTTTTCCTGCAGCGCTTCATGACCTCGAAGATGCACCACTTGTAAACCTTTATCCCGCGCTCCGCGGCGTTCTTGAGAAGGCCGGTCATGATGCCGAAGCGCTTGTGATGGGTGGAGGTCATGCCTATGGATGCCTTGATGCCGGCAAAAGAGCGGGTGGTGCTGAGGGACTGCCTGAAGACTATCGGGTCGAACTCCTCTATTTCGTCGAGGCACAGCTTCTGGGGATGCTGCCCCAGCACCGACTTGGAGGACTGCGTGAGAATCGACACCTGCGACCCGTTCCGGAACTTCATGCTCTTCGCCTGCAGATCCTTCACCGCGGCGGAACATGCGGGGATGGTCATGAAGAGTTGGGAGTACTCGTAGACCCGCTTGGACTGTTCTTCCGAGCCCCCGAGGATTTTGCTCTGGCACTTGGGCCGGGTGGCCGAAGTTAGGAAAAGGAGGAAGGCGTCGCCCATCGTCTTGTAGCCGTGCCTGTTGGCGAAGCCGAGCCAGTCCCCGGCCTCTTCGAAGTAAACCTCCGCGAAGGCGTCGAACGGCGCTACGTGCCCTTCGCACACCGCCTTGTCGGGAATGCGCGGGAGCCCCGTGTAGTCGGCCATCGCCCAGCAGACGCTTCGGAGCCTGTCCTTCGTTTGGATTCCCTTGGCTAATGCGGATGCGATAATCGTGTTGAGCCTCTTCTCCTCGTCGGTCATGTATTCAACCGTTTCGGAAGCGGGTAGCCCGAATCTTTCGGCGTATTGTTTTCTCTGCTCCGGAGGCAGCAGTTCGGCAAGCCTGTCTATCTCGCGTAACTTGTTGATTGAACGCGTCTTAGGCACTTATCGTTTCGCTCCATGAATACCACACAAAAGGATGTGTCCCGATATTCTCGAAAATGGTTCTGGATTTTTTTGGGGTCCTCACAACTCTCCCGAAAAATTTTTTCAAAATAAAATTCACACAACATCCCCACCACACAAGAGTACCATCGAATCCCCGACGCCGACGCGAATGAAAGCGACCATGCCGCCGGACGGCGGAGAGTTTTTCTTCTTAGGCGCATGGTTGTGTGGTATGGCCCTGAGAGTCCGATGTTTATTGAGTTTGGTGGGAGGCGATTTTTGGATTTCCTCACCGTCCTTGTTTTACCTACAGTTGCAGGCAGAATTTTTCTTTACGGTGCAGCACACCTCTCCCGAGGATTATTTTTCAGGCTGTTGAGGGCATCCTCGAGATACCGAATCTTCTTTTCCAGCTCGCCGACCTCGACCGTCTTCATCAGCGTGGGCATCAGCCCGTTCATCGCGCGGGCCTTCACCGGCGAGAGTCGGTTCAGCTTGACCTCGGATATGATCATCAGTATCAGTTCGCGCACGTCCTGGGCTGTGGAAATGCGTCTGGCGAGATCCTTCCAGTAGGTCCTCCGGGAGTTCTCCAGCGCGCCCTTGGGATCCGTCACGATCTTGGAGCGGTCGGGATCGTGCCTCCAGCAGTAGTCCGAATTCTCCGACGCGAAGTTCTGGCACTCGCCGCCGTCCGACTTGTAGCCTTTGCACTTCTGGGACTCGGAAGGAAGGTCGGGGGAAGAGCCGGACGAAAGCCCATGCGGATTGCTTTCCGACATCTATGCGTACCTCCAAACAGAAGGACATCTTTCCCGGGCACACATATTAGACGCTATGGAAAGGCAAAAGTCAACGGAAAAATCCGGGAAAACAGATGTGTGGTATGAACGAAAGAACGGCAACCGCAAGCGGGCGGAGGGCTTAAAGAGGGAAAGAAAAGTTTTGCGAAACCGGGCGCAAAGAGGAATTTAAGAAAAACGCGCGGCGGAAGGGCGGCCGAACGCGAAGCGAACGCCAAGCCGGAAGTCGACGCCGACAAGTCAGGCGCTGGTGCCCGACGCCTTCGCGATGACTGCTTGAACCTGTTTTAACATGTGCCTTTGGCTCTTACGCGTTTGCGTACAGTCCATGCTTTCGTTTACTTGGAGGGTATCGCACACCCGAGTCAGCGCCGCCAGAAGGTCGTCGTGGCTGTTGCAGGCGCGGATGATGAAGGCGGCGTTAATTTCGCCAGTACTTGCTATTCCACAATCAACAAAGGCAACCACATTCTCTTGCGCGTCCCTCAGGGTAATCCTGTAAAGAGCGGGTTCGCCGTAATGCATCCTTCCGCTAATCTTGAACGGCAACTTGCTATGCTTGCCCATCTGCGCCTCCTTCCGCCTCCGCAATCTTGGCCTCGATGCTTTCCCAGTTGATGTGTTCTTGCCATCCCCTCTTGGTGAGTTCGCAGACCGCCTTCAAAGCCGAGAGAACATCCGGCGCGGCCGCAATCAGAAAGCCGTTGCCGTCCATTTCGTCATCGGCCACTTCGCAGGCGCTGAGGTCCACGACGAGCCTGCCCTTCTCATCCGTTACCGAACCGTCGGCGTACTCCCACAGCCCCGGTGTGTGCTCACTCATCCCGTCCTCCCTTCAATCAACATACCGGCGAAAATACACGTCGCGGTCCCCAGGTTCCTCATCTGTAAATTTAACGTCAAGGTGATATTCGGTGTGTTCTTCACCATCAAGCCATATTGTTTCGCTCTTATAAATGGTAACGACTCGTGCAGTACCTTCCAACCGCCATTTCGTGATTGGGTCTTCGTGTATTTCTATTTCTTGTCCAACTTCCATCCCGTCCCCCTTCCTGTATTAGTCTTGCGGCCAAAGCTGCGTGTCCACGAAAAGCGTTTTACGCCTGTTCACGCGCCCATCCTTTTGCCACGGGTGATATAGGCTGCGTAGGGTTATCGCCTTAACAATGTGCGGTTCGCCATCTGCGCCGTCATCTATCAACACTTGGTAGTCATCGAAGCTGCCGCGTTCCGTGCCCACGGCCCTTAACGCAAATAGGTACAGCGACTGACTGCTAATTGATTGGCAGTTCACATTGCGCCTCCCTTCCGTTCTGCAACCACTTGAGCCAAAGTGACGTCCTCGCCCTCTTTCCACTTGCGGCGGAACCACTCTTGTTTTGCTGATTCGCCCTTTTGCTTGCGCTTGTCAAATAACGGGCGTACAATAGCCCGATTAAGAAACTCGCTTTGCTTGCGTAGGTCCTCACGTTCTTTCTTGGTTAGCTTGGTCAAGACTGCCTCCTCCCGATGTTAGAAAATCGAACATCCAATTTCCGTAAAGCCCTTATCAGGACGCTCCGCAGAGCGCCCGGGAAAGGCTCTATACCTCTGTCATGTCTGCGATGTAGTTCAGTAAGTCCTTGACGGGCCAGCGGCTTGTACCAAAAGCCCGCGCAAGTGCTTGGTCATCTTCATCGAGCGATGAATCAGCCCCGGGAAACAGCGTTGTGTACTGGCCAAAGTTATTGGCAAACTGCCGCAACTCATCCACCAGCATGTTAACCTCCCGATGCTGACCATCAAGCCCTTGCACCGTCTCTGCACACCGATTCAATTCTGCCATTCGTATCCTCCCTTCCCTCAAGAAAGAAAAGAACCCCGGAGAGGATCGAGGAATCCCGCGCAAAGGCGTGGTTCTCCGGGGTTCTGTAAAAGCTAACGGACATCGCGTTCCTCCTCAATCCTACTAAAGTATACGATGGGAACGCGGACCCGTCAAGGAAAATCCGGGGAAAAGAAGAAGAAAGATGTGCAGCAATCAAAGCGTCAGAAGCGTGCGTTGCTGAAGCCTGAATGCGGAGATCGGCAAAACTTCTCCATGACATCGCCCTGCATCAGCTTCCAGTCAGTCATCAGATTCTTTTCCTTTCATTAAGTGCTTGGCGGCACCGAAGAGTGTGGCCATAATTATCGGGAACAGAATTATCCCCGTCCACGACCAATTCTCAAGATAACCAACAGTTTTCAGGACTATCAGTTCAAGCAATAGCAAATCCCAAAAATCTATATCGCCCATTTTAGTTCACGCCTTCCTGCATCAGCCTCCTTACTGCAATCGGGACAAACAGGCCACTCAGCCTCTTCATCATATCGCCAGCCCTTCTCATTTGCCTCTTCTGCGGTACACTGGTCTCTCGCACCACAAACACAGCACTCCAGATGCAGTTCTTTGTCACTTGCCTTGGTCATCTCCAGCCTCCTTCCACTTCAGCGCGGCGCGTGCGCAAAGCAGAACCGCGGGCAATCCGTTAGGTCTTCCGCAAGTGCACCTACCACCAACGTCACACACGTCAATAATTCTATTCAGCGTCTCCCGCAGCCGCAGCATTTCGGTTTCGAACTTCTTTGCCGTATCCACCGCGCCATCTCGATACCCCACTGCATGTTGCCCGTCCAGCTGCGCCTTCAGCCGCTCAACCTCGGCTTTGAGGGCGGCTTCACGCTTTTTTGCCTCTTTGAATTCCCACAGCAAGTGTTCACAGGCACCAAGCTCACAACAATCGTTATCTGCGCATAAGTATCCATCTAACCAGCATTGTGGTGCCCAGTCGTCGTCATCGAATTCATGGTTACTCACTCTCCCACCTCCTTCAGCGCGGCACCGAGAAGCCGCTTTTCCAGTTGGTCGAAGATAGCAGCGGGAGTTTCTGCGCCCCGCCTGTATTGCGCTATCGCCGATTCGATATACGTTTCCAGGGTCTCTTGTGATTCCCGCAGCTCGGCGTTCTCGGCTTCGAGGGCGGTGATTTCGTCCACCAAAGCCTGCACCTCGTCATCGGGCACGTTAAACTCGCTCACGATTCCCCCTCCACGCCGACCGCTATTCATCCACTTCTTCATAGCCTTTGGGAATTACGCCGTGTATCGCCATCGGCCAGTCCTCGAATTTGCTGACCAATAGCGTTGAGCCACATTTCGGGCACAGAACGTGTAGAGCATCTAAGCCCATTACAATGCCCTTCTTGCTCACGTCATCTGGCGTAAAATAGACGCCACACTCCTCGTCCTTGCATTGAAATACAAACGTGTCCATACCTAACTCCTTTCTGTTTCCGCCCCGACCGCCTCAAGCGCGGCCATAGTTATTTCGCACGCGGCTTCAGCAACATTGAGAAGCGTGATATTGCGGATGCAATGATAAAAAGCGTCCTGAAAATTCGACCAAACATCGTGCTTTTCTTCGCAGTCATCACCAAAATTCTCCGCTATTTTCTCCACCAGCATCCAAGCATCGTCGAGGCTGGTGAGCGGAGACCAAGAATAATCACCAACACCGGGACGGCGCACAAGAATGCAAGTTGGCGTAATTGCTTTAACTACTTCCCACCCCATCACCCGCGTCGCCGCGAATTCCACAAGCTTGGTGTCAGTCATTAGGGCTTCCTTTCTTTGATAGCTCTCTTCTCAATTTCTTTTTTTAACCAATCAGGGTCATACTCAAATTTTTTGAATTCATCAACCATCTCAGGTGGCGGCGGTTGTACAACAACCCTGAATTGACCTCCGCAGAGAGCAAAATATCGACCAAGACATTTTGTGTTCCGTTTGCAATTTTTACAGGTTTCTATTCGTTGCATTATTCTTATTCCCCGCAAAACGCCGCGTCGCAGGCCGCAAGCAAGGCGTCGAGTTCGGTTGTAGCTTTTCCCTCAAAAATACCTGTAGATGCAATGCCGTATTTCCAAATACTGACCCCGCAACCCTTTGGAGATAACATAAATTGGCAGCAATATCCCCGTTCTACCAGCTTCCCCTTCAGCGCTTCCACCAGCGCGGGGCCGGTGGGGTAGATGGCTGGCATAGGGATGCCGCCCGAAATATAAGCTGGCGTTATCGGCTCAATCCCCATCGCCTTGCATACCCGCTCGGTTTGTGTTTGGTTAGTCACTTTCCACCCCCAGCTTCAGGAACGCTTCGCACAGAGCGCATTCTTCGGTTTTGGCAATCTCTACAGCTTTTTGCTTCCACCCATAGTTCTCGCCCCGCTCAATTACACAGAAAGCTTGCGGCTTATGGTCTTCGTCATATTTCGATATGCCCATCTCCCAGCGATAACCACCACCGAGTAGCCACGCCTTGATTTCCTTGCAAGCGCAGCAGGAGTGGAGGTAGTCGGGAAGCAAATCTAACGTGCCATTGGGATAACGCCAGTAAACAGCGTTTGTTCCGTGTATATATCTGGTAGTTTCTTCCAACCCCAGCCGCCGCGCTATCTCGGCGTTCTTCTCTTCGTCAGTCACGAGTCACCGCCTTTCACGCGTTCCATATATGCCCGCACTCCGTACACTGAACCCTGCTTCCCTCTTTCCAGAAGTAGGTCTCGCATTTAGGACACGACATTACGCCCGGGTCGGCACAGAAAGCAGCCGCCCACGGACGATTAGATTTGAACATAGCATTCATTCGCCTATCGGCATCTTCCCAATCAAACGGCTTGCCTTCTATGATTTTAACGTTTTTCATTTTCTTGCCCCTTGTTAGGTTTTCGGAAATCCTTAATGCTTGTGGAATCTGGTGTTGTTTTCCCATCCCATTGATATTTGGGGCAATCTACATCACACGTAGATGGTGTGGCTTTAACAAGACACTTGCCGTAATGCATGCACGAACGTTCTCCCCAGCTCACACCTCACCGCCTTCCTAACGCGCAGAACCGCGCAACCATCAGCACCAGCAACACGTAGCAGATTGCCGCAGATAGGTAGGTCATTGCTTGCCGCCCTCTCGCTTTTGATATTCTTCCCAAGCCAAGTCGTCAATTACCTCGAAGTCTTTGCCAACACACTCAAGGCCATCTTTTACCGCCGCCGGATAAGGCTCTCTCAGCATGGCGTCAACCGTGTAGGGATAGCCTTCGGGCTTTTTGCCGAACAGGGGATTGCCGCTCAACAGCACATCCATGTCAACCCTTATTTCGTCCCACATAATGCCCCAACCGTCAAGGCCGTGATAGACCACTGTTCCTATACGGCCATCAGGCAGCTTGACTATCGCTCCAGGATTTACTCTCATTGCTTGCCGCCTTTCACCAAGCCTTCTCCGATTCTGAGAACGCGCCCTCTTTCAATCTCAGCTTGCATGTAGGGGGGAATTCGCGCATCCTTTTTGAAGATCCAGCAACAACAACCATTGTGATACCGCGCGCTATCATTCAATGTCGGACACGCCTCTTCCCATAGTTGTTCAGGCGTTTTCGAATCTCTAATTTGCATTTCGGCCTCGCCCATCAAGCGAAAACAGTCGCCCCTCACTCCTCACCGCCTTTCCCACACAGTTCCCGCCACGCCTTGCGGAGCGCGTTCATCAGGGGGCGCTTGCGCCCCTCCATAGTTGGACGAAAAGGACTTCTTCGTTCGTAACAATCAGGCGTGACACAGCATCTTCCGCAATCTGGGAGCTTGTTGTGTTTTTTCCATCTATAGCGAAGGCAGAGGGCACAGGTACGATTGTCGTTTCCGAGAGACCATGACCTATTGCCGAAGATGCTTTTTCGCGGTCTATTCGCCCGCCACTTCAAAAAAGTGAGCAACAGGGCTTCCTTTTCCGTCCCTCGATATTCCCATAGTGCAATCAGCAGTGCGTTCCTGTCTTTTTTGCAGACGGCATCTATCGCCGCTTGCGCCTTCTTCGTGAACTTCTTGATGCCCGCTTCCTCACGCAGTTTCTCGGCATACGCCCTGATTTGCTTCTCGGTCATTTCTGCAGCCTCCCAACAGTTATAGGTTTTTCCCCAATTCCATTGCACTTGTGCCGCTATATAGGGGTATGGGTAATAATTTCCCCAATTAATTTACACGTGATGATACACATACCAATAATTAGATTAATTTTTATAATATATATATATTGTATCTGAGAAGAAAATCGGTCAAACCGCAACCAAAACCCGCCCGCGCAGGGACTTGCGAAAGTAAAACGCGCAATGGCCCTCCGAAAATTCCGATTTTTGGTTATAAGTATTTCCCCAATTTTGGAGAAAATTGGCGGAATTAGACTAATTCTTACGGGGTTTGGAGTTGGACGAATTCTTACCCATCCGGGCGATATGCATAACTTGTGCATGTTTTCAGCCCCGTTAGTTATAAAAATTAGTCCAACTTCGCACCGCAACAGTAGCACCAGAAGCCGCTGGCGCGCCTGCCGAGAAAGGAGCCTTGGATCAGATCACCGACGCGCGAGAGCGTGTAAAAGCAGGTCCCGGCGAAGAGTCTCGACCCGCACGCGCCGCAGGTGATTACTTGTTCTTGCCGAACTTCATCCCCGGGAGTTTCGGCTTGTCGAGGTTCACCGCCTCCTTCCAAGCCTCCTGGGTCTGCTTGATTATCTTCCGCAGGAGGCGCTTGTACCTCCGGCACGCCGAGCGATTCCTCTTCAGGAAGAACGCCCTCGCCTCCATCTCCGCCATCGCGACCAGCCTCTTGATCTCGTGCCACTTCGTGTCCTCCAAGTTCATGTTTTCCTCTCCAGCTTACGAACCTTTCCTTCCAAGCGAGTCACTTCCCTTTCAAGCGCGTCCTCGCGGAAATTGATTTCCTCCTCGCCGTGTTCGATGCAGAGCACCTGTTCACAGTCCTTGATGACCTGCGTCTCCGTCATGGGGTTGATGGACCTCCCGCACCTCTCGCAGCAGGGATGCTTCGTGGGCGACACGTAGACGTTGTTGTCGGGACTTATGAATTCCCACACTCACACACCCCCCTCATATAAAAAAGATAAGCACCCCCAGAAGAACGCATATCGCCAACACCGCAAGAAAAATTCGAATCGAGATTCTGTCCCAGTCACAGAGTTGCATTACTTCCCCACTAAATAAGCAAGCGGTGCGACGGCCTGCATCAGTCCCTGAACTGAGAGACCGACACACACTATAAGCACCACACCGCATGCAACCACGCCGATGACTTCGCCTACCGGGTCTTTCCCGGCATCAGCAACCTCGTATGCCTTGCGTATGAAAAGGTAAAACAGGATGGCCGAGATGATTACAAGAATCGCACTGGCTATTCCTTGCGCCCACCCCGCCAGTGAAACCTGTCTTACCAATTCCTCACCGAGCGGCTGCAGCTTGTCCGCCGCCACATTAAGCTTCTCCGCCACTTTGTCAATTATCCGTTCTATCTGAGTAACGTCGGCCATCCTTCATCCTCCTCTCCTGTAATTCCTAATCCTCAAAGATCGAACAACGAAAGGCGGGCGCACCGCCGCGCACATTTCTTCCGCGGCTCTGAGCGCCGTCAGTATTCTCCTGCGGGGCTCCATTCTTTTCGTGGCGGCCAGAACGCCCAACGCGAAATCCCCTCCGGCACCGCAGGCTTCGAACTTTCTTCTCGAACTGAGCACCTGGAAGTCATCCACGTCCACCAGAAACAGGCGTCCGTAACAACCCACCAGCAGCTTGCCCTTACTCCTCCTGACCTGCTCCAAGCATCCGTCGGCCTTGAAACAATCTTTCAAAGCATCCACAAAATCCCTCGCCATGAATTTCAGGGGCGATTGGCGGGATGGTTTCGGGGGGGCCGCGAACTTGTACTTCAGAAGCTGTATGCCGCGGAAGAGGAAGGCGACCCCGAACAGGTACTCGCCTTTGCGAAAGACCTTCCGCTCCCGGCTGATGAGGAAGGAGTGCGCGTCGTCAATGCCGATGGAATCCCCGCCCATCCATACTCTTCCTCTGGAGACGCACGCGGTTATGCACGTCATTCTGCTCTCCTCTTCAGCTTCTCTATTACTTCGCCGAGTTCGGTGCCGCCTTTCTCTTCGTACTCCCGCAGCGCCGCTTCCGCTTCACGCGCCCAGTACCCGTCCTCTATCGCGCCGCGTTCGAGGCGGCTCATGGTGACGGCATCGAGGCCGAAGTGTTTGCCCCACCGGCGTAACGTGACGCCCATCGCGAGCCGCAACAGGCGGAGCTGCTTCCCTGCATGATTGTAAGCTTTGCACAGGCGTTCCGCTGGTATGGAATTTTTACATTTGCTCATCCGCTTTCTCGCTCACATCAAATTTCGTTACGTAAATTCCGAGATCGGTCTGCGCGCAGATCACCTCGGGGAAAGCGAAAGTTATGTGCTCCTTCGCAAGCTCGTCGGGCATCAGGCGCTCATCCGGTGCCTTCTCCACCGGAATGTCCGTCCTGTTCATCACGGCGGAGCAGAGCTCCGCGAGACACTGTGCGCACCCGAAGGATGTCTGCCTGCAAAGCTTGTCGGGATGCAGACAGGCGAAGGCCGCGTCCACGTGGATTATTTTTCTGATCTCCAATTACTCCACCCCGTTCCTCTGCAGCTCTAAAGCGACCGTGATGAATTGGTCTAATAACGTTTCCATCTTCTCGAGCTTCACGGCCACCCACTGCTTGCCGACGATTCGGGACCATCTCAGTCTTTTCTTTTCGAGCCTGCCCTTGAGAACTTCCGCCTTGCGCTTGATGGTCGACAGCTTGGACGTGCCGGTCCTCGAGGGTTCTCCGAATGCGTTAGTCACAATAGGCTCCTTTTAAGAAATTTCATCGGGCATTAGCACGCAGAAGTGCTCCGCATCGAACTCCAACAAGGCGGGTGAGGAGTCGTCTTTCATTTTCACAATCACCGTCTCCTCGGTTCCGGAACCGAGAATCTCAAGCAGGTAGTTCGAGTTGAAAGCAATCTCAATATCCTCCCCCTTGTACTCCACGTCCGCCTTGACGGACGCCGCGCCCACATCCGGCGATCTCGACGATAACAGCATTGTAGAACCTTCGATGGAAATCCTGACCGTTGGCGGGGATTCCCCGCAAAGGCATGCTCGCTTGACCAACGAGGCGAAATCCGCGGGGTCGATTTTCAACGTCTTCTCGAAGCTCTTGGGAACCACCGCCTGCCAATCCGGGAAATTGCCCTCGATTAGTCTTGTATGGAATGATAAAGAAGAACCCGTGACGGAGAAAACGTTCTCGGTAATAGAAACTTCGAGTTCGCCCTCCGCTTCCTTCAGGACACCCGCAAGCAAAGTCAGCGCACTCGCGGGCACGATGCAGTCGAATTCTCCGGTCTCGGAGTCCGTTTTCAAAGAGGTATATGCGAGCATCTTCCCGTTAGTAGCAACAAGACTGGTTCTGCCCTTGCTAATGGAGAATTGCGCTCCCTTCAACGCGTACCTGGTGTTCTCGGCGGAAGCGGCAAAAGACGTCTTTTCAATCAGGATGCGTAGTTCCTTCGCGTCCATTTCGATTCGCTTGCCATCTTCGGGTTCGATGAAGTCCGGAAAATCTTCCGCGTTTTCGCCCAGCAAATCGAAGGAATCCCGCCCCGCTTCGACAACCAGTTTGCCATCACGCTTGCTCAGAGTTACGGCCTCTGTAGGAAGGCTGTTGATGATGCTGGAGAGCAGATAGACGGGCACGACCGCTTGACCCTTACCGGTAGACTTTACGTCGACTTCCAATCGGAGGCTCGTCTCCATGTCCGTGCCCCTGATACTGATTGCCTTCTTATTCCAATCCAGAAGCACGCAGGAGAGAATCGGTCTGAATGATTTCCGAGGGCAAACCCGTGCGACCGCTTGAACGGCCTTCAGGAACTGTTTCCTGTCGATTTCGGCCCGTGGCGGTTTGTCGGCACCGCTCTTTTTCTTTTTCGCTGCCTTAGACATCGAGTCTCCTTTCTCTGAAGTCAAACTCGCTTGTGAAAATTCTCCGTTTCGAACTGCCAGGCTGCAAGAGTTCATCCTGCAAAAGCTGGAGGGCGGTTCGCATATTGCTTTGACATCTGTCCCTCACCAGCTTGGCAAGTTCTTTCGCCCGGAAGTTCGGGTGTCCCTCAGCCGCCGACACTTTCTGCAGTAGTGCCCTGATCTCGGGGACGCTCGGCAGGCTGAAGGGGAGCTCCGTGCACCTGCTTCGCCAAGTCCCTGGAAAGGAATCGGGTTCGGTGGTCGTGAAGAGTAGTATTCTTTGGGGCGGGATGCGCTCCAGCAGACTCAGGAACGATCCCTGCGCTGCGGGCGTGATTGTGTGCGCCTCGTCGACCAGCCAGAGTTTATGCCCGCCGGGGGACCAAGAACAAATGTGCATGGCTTCTTGAATGCCGCGGACGGTTTCCACGCTGCACGTCTGCGAAAGCACTTCGAAATAGTCCATCGGATGGATGTCGAGCTCGCCGCAAAGGGCGGAAGCGAGCGAAGACTTGCCGGTGCCCGACGGACCGGAGGCGAGATAGGCCCCGTCTATCTGTCCGGAGGCGAGGCGGGAGCGCAGGAGGGACACGACTTCTTTCTGGCCCATCATCTCGTCAAGACATTTCGGGCGGTATTTGCGGTAAAGCTCCAAGTCATCTCCCTTGCGTATCCCTGTCCGTCTGCCAAATCTCCCTCAAAGCGTAGAAATCTATCTCGCCCGCCTTTGCCCAAGAGATCATCGTTTTCTGGAATGCCTTATAGAATCCGAGCGAGCGGACTATGAATGTTTTGATCAGGCAGTCCCCGGATCGGGACTTGAACCGGCAATTCTCCGGGCAAGGTTTGCTTGCGTCCAAGTTTTCACAGAGCATCAATGGTTCTCCCATCTTCAAGAAGCATCTGTCGAAAGCGTTTCATCCATTTCGGAAATGTTTTTGCATCTGAAAAATGGACACTCCCAAACCGGCGTCACAACATCAAACTCGACACACATAGCAAAGAGCTTATTGGCAATTTCGCAGTTCACGATACGAATGGGTGGCTTGAAGTGTTCGCATTTATGGCAGAGACAGAATTCTCGATGCCTTCCTTTCATATCCTTTTGAACCCAAACCGGAACATTCTCATTATGGTGCCAGTATCGCATATACTTACTTGTCATTGTCCATCTCCTTACTTGTACGTTCTCTCGTCTCGAACCTTCACGCCCTTCCGCGGCCAAGCGCGCCCAGACATAACCCTCTTGGCCTTGCGAACCCAGTAGGATTGCGCACCCGCCTTGTAAGCGTTTTTCTTCTTGGACAGGAAAGTCAGGAGGGCTTGCTGGGTCGGGAGCCTGTGGACGATGGCTCCCGAGAATCTGAGTCTTACGGCGTAGTGGAGCATTAAGAGCCTCCTCGTCCAAGGTTAGCGCACTTTTCGCACATACTCCAAGTATCCCACTGCTCACCACATGATCTATAGCGCGGGATTTTTATTTCTTCTTCAACGAACTTGCCACACAATCCGCACCAGTAATGCGGATAAGTTATGTAACTTCTGCTGAACAACTTCCAACTGAGTTTTCTGAACCACCACTTGAAATGCCAAAATGGACTCATTTGTGCAATCTCCTCTCCGCAGCCGATTTCCTTTTCGCCGTCTTCCTTGCAAATAACTCCCGCTCCCATTCGTCGAACTCAAGCCAAGTCCCCGGCTCCACGGGGCTCAAAACTCCGACGACCCTTTGGTGAGTCTCCGCGACCTTGGTCCGAATCAGGATGGCTTCTTCGCCGGAACCCACCTCCAGAAACAAAGGCTGCTTGCCTCGCCTGCCAGTGACCTTTTCAAGGGCGTCCACCATTTTCTTGAGCGATGCGAGCGAGACGCAGACTCGCCTTCTGTTCTCACCGATTCCCCTGAGTATCGCCGTTATACTTTTGCTCGGATAATTCACATGCGGATCCGGGCGGGAAGCGCGATCGGCGGCTACGCCGTCGGGAGTCGTGGAGAGTTCGATGGTACTGCCGCACTCAGTGAGGACAGCACATTTATGGATTGCGCGGTAAGGTTTGGACGGCAGATTTCTGAGCGCCTTCTCCACTACCGCATGGGGAATTCCGATGCCGCTTGGTTGTATTCGGGCCGGGTGCACCGCATCCACGCCAAAGCTTTCGACTTGGGCATCGACGGGTGAGACCAGCAGGAGCATCTTGCCGTCGGTCGAAAGAGTGGACCCGTCCTCGGAGAGGAAGACGCAGTCGTAACCCTTGCGCTCCTTGTCTTTCTTCGCAAGATGGACCACGTTCAAGTTTGCTTTGGTTAGGAGCAACAGGCTACTCCACAGAGTCAAGACGTTTTCTGCTTTGCTCTAAGGAACTCTTCTGCTTCTTCTGTTACGTTTGAGAATCGTGGACGGTATTCTGGATCATAATCCGGGGACGATCTGTTAAGTGCCGCGAAATCTACCTGCCAAGCTCGGTGTTCATTGAGAACTTTCAAAAGCATTTCTTCAGTGCGGTTCTTTTCCTCCTTCAACTGTGAAAGTTCTATGTGTACAATTCGGCAAGTTTCAGGATTCGCGCACCACTTAAACTCCGTTCCAATGCCTTCGCAACTTGCAACGGGCTCATAAGTTGCTTTGAAAATATCCGGTTTGCAGGGATAGAGTTCACCTTCTATGCCCTTGATAATCCAGTCTCCCCAAGTAACAATATGGGCGCCCTCAAGCGTTCCGAGATAAAGTTGCTCAGGCACCCATTCGCCTATCGTTTTAGAAGGCGGCTCTTTGTCGCACCAAAGTCCTCCTTCACCAGCGCCTTGCTGCCATGCTTCATGCAACCAGTTAGGCCATTCTGAATTATCCCATCTGCGCTCTTTCGTCATCTGGAACGCTTCAATAATCACTGGCTTTTTCCTAAACTTAGACATTGCATCCTCCTCTATATTCGCAACTTATTCTTCCAATCAAACCTCTTTACCATCTCACCTTTCTCCCCTATCTTCATCCATTCTTCTTGACTCACGCGCGGCAGTATCAGCTTGTACGCATACCTCTGAACCTTGAAGAACTGGTCAGCCTTCCTTGTAAGGGATTCAGCGAAGGATGTCAAGACTTTCTTGCCCTCGCCTCGTTCCTTCCGCGCGGAAATCTCCAAGAGGCCCGTGTCCCTGTTCCACCTCAGCCACAGGTTTCCGATTCTGCACTTCTCGAATTTCAACGCATACCCGGCCCGTCTGCTCCCCTTTACCCTCGCCGCTCTCCGCAACTCCTTTCTGCATATTCCGCAGACCCAAATCGCCTTCCCCGCTACGGGCACGAGCGGTTGCAGTTCGACTTCCCTCCAGCAGAACGGGCAGACTTTGGGTTTGATCACGCGCAACTTCGCTGCGTGCGCCGCCTCCTCGGGGGGTGTGAATCTTTTTCCCATCGGCGTGAACTCGTTCAGCAATTCAGTATTGCGCTCCCAATTTGCAAGTATTTCCCCTGCTTCCTCGTCCGAGATTTCCGAAGGGAAGGAGCCTCGATGCCTGTTGCTGCAGTGTTTGCATCGTTTGGATTTCGGGTAGTATTCCGTGAGTGGCTTTCTCTTTCGGCAGGCCGCACATTTCTTTTTCTTCATACTTATGTCCTCGTCTGTTGCGCATTATACACAGGCGCAAGGAAAAGTCAAGGACTATTTTCCTGAAAATTCTGATAACCTAATAAATGACAAATAGGGTCTCATTATCTGAATCTCCATCTAATAATTCCCCAAATACAAAACACACAGTACACTCCAAACAAAGCAGCCTGCTCCCAAATATGCGCTTGCAAATCTATTATAATCCATAGGATGTTTGGAACATAGCCAAATTGCATGTCCTTCCCACCGTTTCTTGACTACAAAGAAATACCCTAATAGCGATAGTGCAATGGCGATTTTTGGAAGTATCATTTTCACACCTTCAAAATGCTTGCAGGAACTTCGCCCCAATCCATAATCTCCTTGCCCACGTCCCAGTCACCGGGACCACGAATATCAAACCACATCACACCGAAATCTACAGTATTCTCGCACATTAACGCGCCGTATTCATCTCCAAGTCCCTCCAGAGCTGGTAAGGTAGCCGCGTAATAACGTGTATCTCCGCAGTATACATGATAGTGGACATGTGACCGGAGTATAATATCAGCACGCGGGCGCTGGTTTCTTTCTGCCCACAGTAGGTTCCAAAGCTCTGTTCTTGCCAACGCGGTGAAGCGGCCATGTGGAATAGTACTACGGCCTATTTTGTGTTTGACGTCGACAATAACACCGTTAACGTCGGCAGTTTCGTGATTACCGATTTTGATGTTGCGTTTGTTTAACTTGAGTTCATGGCGAATTTCACGGGTCAAAAGAGTTTCCCATCTTTCGGAAATACCAGCATGGTAAGGTGTGCCATAGGTAAGCATCACCTTCTTGGGCCGCCACGGGCGAATACATTCAACCGCCATCATCACCTGCTCATCACGGTCTTGTGTGATAAGCTGGCGCCCACCTTTCTTGGGCTGTTTGCCATCTATACAATCGCCGTTGACAATTAGCAGTTCAATAGGCTTTTTGCGAAGTTGTCTAACTACACGAATATAAAAATTCCAGTATAACCGTTGTAATTTTGCTAACGGTTTTGATTCGTCTTGCAACCACCACGCAGGTGGCGTCAATCCCATTGCATGTCCACAGTGAAAGTCTCCTATTGCTGGTACTCGTTTCACTTTGTGTTCCTTTCATGACAACGCCGACGATAATTTTCCTGCATCTGCATATGACAATTCCGGCACATCCCTTGCTTACCATCAGGCCGTCCCCGGTTGGTAGCGAAGCAGGCAAGCGGCAAATGCTCCTTACAAGTTGGACAATATTTTGTGGGTTCGGGTGGGTTGGTGATATGCTCTTTGCGAATCTGATTGGTCAATGAGACTACATCTTCAACTTTTTTAATATGGGTGCATTGTGTAATCATCCCACTATTCCTCTCCCATGCCAAGGCCGAGTCGCCTTCAATTCCTCCACGCTCGGAAACCGCCCTTCGAAACGAACCGCCCAGTCATCGAGAATCAAACCGGGCGGTTTCTGGTTGGTTATCGTAATCTGTTTCAGCTCTTGCGCGGACAAACCGTTCTCAATCAGGAAGGCGGCAACAGCGCCTACCACGGCGGGCTTGGCGCAGCGGGCGGAGCAAATGACGAGATGGAAGCATTTCATATACTCCCTGAGTATATCTATTGCGTTGGGGTGGATGGAGCCCTCGATGATGGCGGGGCTGGGCCTGCTGATAACGGTCTGCGCGATGGTGCCGTCGAAGTCCACGGACAGAAAGGGTTTTTCCCTCAAGGACCTAAGCAGCACTTCCCAACTTGTTCGCCATTCGCCTTTCATTCAAATAAACTCCTGCATCCCTTCTTGTACTCTTTCAGACTCAGACTTTTCTTAGCGGCCCGCACCCTGTCCGCGGCGAGCTCGCAGTATTCGCGTGATATTTCGATGCCGATGAAGCGGCGGTTGAGCTGGACGGCGGCGACCGCGGTCGTGCCGGAGCCGAGGAAGGGGTCGAGGATAAGTTGCTTTTCATTCGACAATATAGTTACCAGTTTGCCGAATAATCCTACTGGTTTCTATGTAGGATGTATCGGTATGTGCGCTCTGTTACATCTGATTGTATTTGGTGACGCCCCACCGCCATTCCAAATATACCTCCGTTTGGTTGCAAAAGATGCCATCTCTATTGTATTGACAAAATTACGTCGAGGGTTTATACCACCATCCCCTTTATACCAAAAAAGATAATGTCGGAAATGATAATTTGCTTTTTGCAATTCTTCATGCACCGTAGTTGCATGTTTTTGGTCATGGAACATAACTAAAGAAGTGGCATCTATCAATTTCACCCAAGTATGGTCAGCAATCAAATCCCAGTCACCGTAATCTGGTTTGCAAATCCCATCATTACGTAATTGCACTTTACCTGTTCCATCACCAACGAGGCCATACGGCGGATCCGTCAGCACCAAGTCCACGCTCTTGGCCGGGAACTTCGGCAGCACATCCCGGCAATCCCCGCAGATAATCAGCCCGTCTGGTTCGTCGTACACAATGTCGCCGTGTCTAAATGGAATACGCCAGTCGGCCTTTCTTACCGCTGCCGTTTTTTTCTTAATTTTGCCCATTTATCCTCTTCCCTGTAAATATCCGCTTCCTTCACCAGTCGCTTGATTCTCGCGGAGAGCTTCCACATCTTCTCCTGGCTTTTCACAACCTGCAGTAACGCCAAGTCCTCCAAGATGATTTGCGTGGAATTGAAATCGAAGTGCGTCCCCTGCGAGATTTCCTGTATAGAAGTGCCGTCCGGATGCAGCCACAAAAACTTGACGATCTCTTCGCGCCTGTCCTGCGCTGTGTTGCGAGCCACCCGCGTAATGATGTTGTAGATTTCATTGGTGAGTTTGGGCTCCTCCCGGAACGCGGCAATGCCCATGCCGAGCTTGGTGAGTTGCTTGGCGAGCCGGGTTCCCACTTCGGCGGATGGCTTAATCTTGATTTCCCGCGTATACTTTTCCCTGACTACAGCGCCCCGCAAGTTCGCCACCCACTGCGCGAGCGGGATTATTTTCTTTCGCCAAGCTTCATCCGGTTCGGGCACCGCGCAGGAATCTCTGTCAACCACGTAGCCCGCCACTTGCTGCAGCTCCTCCCGCATCTCCTCTTCCCTGTTGATGTTGCTCAAAGCCCTGCGAATCAGCGTTTTGCTGCCGGTGATGAGAGGCATGTCCCTGACATTGAACTTCAGGAACCGCTCGCCCAGCATCGTGTCGTTGAAGGCGTTGATGGCGTGCGTGACGCCCGCGATTATCCCGAACTTGCTCTTGTACACGCGAGTGCCGGTGCCGAAAACCCGTTTGCACTTGCCGTCGTAGGCGTCCCTCAGCGTCCCGAAGATTTCCTCCCTCGCGGTCTGGTTCAGCGACAGGATGGTCGTAAAGTCCTTAACGACGAGAACCTTGCCATCCAATATCGGAATCAGCGAGGGATCGGCCCCGCCGCTGGCGTAAGAACCGCTAATAAGCGCGGCGGGTGTCAACGACGATAGGGTTTCGATGTATTCACTTTCGGACAGCGACATCAGGAGTTCGGTCTTCGTGCCGCCCGGAGGCGCGACGATGAAAATCCAGAGCGGATCGCCGCTGAGGAACCTGTTTGCGAAAATCGTCCCGAAGAGGACGTCGAGCACTTCGGACTCGGGAAGGTACAGCCATTTTTGGAATGTTTTGATGGTCTCTTCGCGGCTGGTTGCCTTTGTTCTCTTCTGGGCGGCGGGTTTTCTTTTGGCCTGTCGACTTTTCTTATCTTCCGGGAATTGTGGGAATTCTTCCGTCAGCAGGGATTGGAGTTGTTTCCAACCTCGCAGAGGTTTCTTCCTGTTCTCTTGGTAGAGGTCCCTGAGATCGTATTTCGGCGGAGAATCCGCAGGCCACTGCACGTATTGTATCTTTCGAACGACGGGCGTGAGCACTCTTGTGGCTCGTTCCGCGCCTTCCTTACCGCTCTTGTCATAATCGTAAGCGAGCACTACTTTGCGGCTGATGAAGAAAGAGTTCCACTTCTCCGGAAACGAGTTCGCCCCGGGTACGCCCACCACATCCGTATTTCTGACCTTGGCTCTTTCGATCCACTCCCTGAGCGCGAGCACGTCCCAATGGCCTTCGCATACCCACACAAGGTTCCTGCTGCTCAGGCGCTCGTTTCCGTATAGCGCCGCCTTGCCGCCTTCGGAAGAATAGAGCTTTCGCGTTCTGATGTTGTATCTTCTCAGGTTCACGAGCTTGCCATCGCAGTATTCGGGAAGGGTGTACTCCCCATCAAAGTAGCCGATTTCCGCATCCCTGAGCGTGGACACCAGCAAACCCCTGTCCGAGGCGAGAGCCTCCAGGGCTTCGCCGAGCGCGTATTGCTGGTTGCGTTCCGAAATTGCGGAAAGAAAGTCGAAGTATCCCCCCTGCTCCCCGCACACCCAGCACTTCCAGGCGTAGTTCTCGGAGTGCACGTAGAACTTATCCCTGCGCCCGCAGAACGGACAAGTCCCCACGCCGTTTTCGCCGGAAGTCTTCGTGAAGTCTACTCCGTGAACGGCGAAACGTTTCAGCTCTTTTTCGAATTCGAATCCTGTAGACATTGCAGCATCCGTTTCACCGAAGCCCGGAGTTCATCAAGCGAGCCATCATTAACAATTTGATAATCCGCAACTATCCCATCCTGTTCCGTTTCGGATTTGTGGTCATCGCCCTTGAAACCTGGCCGGATAACCCTGACTATTTTGAAACCCATTTTTCGTAAATGTTCCTCTTCATTTAGATAGCGGCAATCGTCAATCACGATTGGCTGATTCGGATTGTATTCGTCGTCGAACTCCGATTCCTCCAGTTCCCTCTGAAATGCTCGAATGAAAACCAGTGGGTCTTTGCTTCTAAGATACTCGCCCAATGCTTGCATCAGAGTCCGCGATTTGGGCGATTTCCGAGCCGAATAAAAATCTTGCGTATCATAAGGCAATCCCTCAGACGCCAAGCCCGAAATCAATGCGCCTTTCAGCGGTTCCGCGAGGTTGTAGAGCCAGCAGCGGGGAATGAACTTCGCGCTGGAAGTCTTTCCAGAATTCTTTTTGCCTGTGAAAGCTATTCGCATTACTCAGACCTCCACTTGAAAATCTTGGTTAATCAACTTGCCGTCGTTCGTTGCATAAAAGCAGTACGCTTTATCATCGGGCATGAAAGGATACTCGCCACCTGCAAGCTGGCGGACTTTGAATTTCCTTCCCTCTTCCTTGCTATTGACCTGCGAGACGATATCCTCAATTCCGAGACGATTACAAGTTGTAATGACTATCAGGTTCTCGCCGTTCTCGAAAGCTACCCACCACACGAATCGTGGAATATTTCTGACAGGCTCAGTTTCTGAATAGGGAAACCGTTTACGTTGCGCTGCTGACTTTCTCATTACGATCCTTCCACCACTCAAATAGTCTCTTGCAATTCCCGCAATCCCGGCAGTACGAACTCTCCCTTGTGGTGCAAGTCAAAACCTTCTCGCCGTCGATCCCGAGATCTTCCTCAAGCTTGATTCTCGCCTCCGGCTTTATTTTCCAGTATTCGTTCAGGGTGCGCTTCTGCCAAGCGTAGTCTTCCGGTTTGCGAACGGTCTCCTTGTAATACGCCATGAAAGTCAGCAAGACCGGCACGTTCAGCTTGCCGTAGTAGTCAATAACGTACTTGCAAAGCTCGACGTTCCAAGTGTTCAACCTGAACCTCACCGCCATCAAATTCCCGATGTCGTCGAGTACGAAGAGGGAAGAAACATCCGTGTACTCGCCGTTCACGGTCAGAACCACGGGTCCCAAACCCTCGAAATCGAGCCGAGGCAAGCGGGTGTTGAAGAAGACCCGGTGATACTTACGTGCGGTTCTGAGTACAACCTCCCTGAGATGGTTGCTGTCGTTGCCGTCGTTCATCCTCACGATGTAATGGTTGTCGCTGGCCCAAATCGGTTCCGGGATGTGCGGCGAGAAGATGTCCTCGTAATACCGCCCGCCCGAGAAATAGCAATCCTTGCATCTGCCTTCGCAGGCACCAGCCTGCGGGCGGCAGGCGATAACGCCCGAACCCGCCATCTTGGGGTTGCAGGGACGCCATTCATGGGAGACGTCGAAGTATTCAAATTGCATCCTGAATCTCCTCTTCCGTCCACAAGCTTTCCTTCACGACTTTGCCGTCGGCATCGACGAGGCAAAGGAAGATGCAGGGACCCGACGCCCAGGGAGCGCATTGGACGATTTCTTTGTAGACAGTGCCGTTTGGCAGGGTGTGTTTGTGCAGGCAAGTCCGTTCGCCGCATTCCGGGAACATCACTGATTTCTCATCCTCCTCGTAGACTTCGCATTTCGTGTTGGGTTCCTCACCCCCGGATTCGAAATCTTCAGTCCGACCGTCTTCGTAATATCGGGTGCCTTTCATCTTGTACTTTATGAGGCCGGTGTCCAAGAGCTTCTGCGCTCTCTCGTTCAGGCCGATTAATTGTGTGCATCTCATGTGAGTGCTTCTCCCTTCTTATGTTTCAACCAGTATTCTGCGGCTAACGGAAAAAATGAAGTAAGGCATGTAGAACAAGTTTGCTTGCATTGTTTCTGACATTCATTGCACGCACACTCACTGACCTTCCCATCCATCGTCATCATCTTTCCGCAAATGGGGCATTGAATTTTATTGGGCGCTGCGCATTCAAGACCTCCACTTTCTTCTCGCATCATATCTTCACTTCCTCCTTCTCGCTCCACCTCTCCTGGCTAATCTTGCACTCGACTTTGAGCGGCACCGAGAACTGTGGGAAATCTTCCATCAAGTCTCTTATGCCTCGCAGAATTCCTTTCTTGTCTTTGAGCACTTTCGGGATTTCGATTACCAGCTCATCGTGTATTGGGAATATCAAACGCGCATCCGCCCCGACCTTTTCTAAGTAACTATGGATGCGAACCTGCGCCCGCTTGATGATGTCCGCGCCCGTGCCTTGAATCAGATAATTGACGCCCACGTAAGGTTTGTTCGGGTTGACTTTGATTTTTCTTCCGAACTCCGTCGTAACGCTTCCTTGAGAGCGCACCTGCGCGGTCAAGCGCTTGGCCATCGTTCTCGCTCTCGGAAATCTCGCATCGTAATCTTTCAGCCTCATGCGCATCTCGCCTTCGCCCAGACCCAACACCTGCGCGACTTTGCGAGCGCCCGCCCCGTATCCGAGAGCGAAGTTGGCGTTCTTGGCCGCATCCCTATACCGTTTCTTGGCCGCTTTGGTCTTGCCGTAGAAAACGACGGCGGCTTCGTAGTGCGCATCTCCGTTCGCGAGCAGTATTCTTCGGAACTCTTCATCTTTGTGGTAGTGCACAAGAAGTCTCAACTCTTCGCCCGCGTAGTCGAAATGGTAGTTCTCGTATCCCTCCCTGGGCGTGAACAGCCTGCGCGCGGCGACCGGGTATGGGTTCAACAGGACTTGCTCTTTCGAGACGTTCATCAGGTTCGGGGTAGTGCACGCCTGCCGCCCGGTGTCCGCGCCCGTCAGGAGTATGTTGGGGTGTATGATATTGTCTTCGCCCGCGAAATCCAAGTAACCCCTTATGATTGGAATGGCTTTCGAGTAGCTTCGGTATTTCAACAACGTGTTTATTATCTTGTGCTTGCCTCTCAGTTGCAGCAAGACCGGCTTGCCGGTGCTCGGCTTGCCAGTCGGCGTTCTTTGCAGCACGGGAAGATGAAGATTGTCGAACAGAATCCGGGCGAGTTGCGGATGCGAGTCAACGTCGAACCGTCCGCCCGCATACGCCCAGAGAAGATGCTCCAACCGCTTGCAATCCTGCGCAAGCTGTTCGAGCATTTTCTCCGTGGCTTCGGGGTTGAGGCGCACGCCCCGCTTTTCCATAGCCATTGTCGGCCTTATCAGTGCTATTTCCGTATTGTAGGCGTCGAACGCCCCTTTGTCTTTCTGTATCTCCTTCCACCAGAGAAGGAACAGCAGCATCGTCCGCTCCGCGTCGTTGGCAGCGTACTCGTCCATCTCGTCTTGGGGCACTTTCGAGTAATCCACGCCGTGACCCTTGACGGCGACTTCGTCCTCCCTCGTGTACCCGCACAGCACCCAGCAGATGTGCTTCAGGGCGTGGGAGTGCGCGAGATTCTGGAGGATTCTGGACATGGCGAGCGTGTCGTGGATTTCGCCTTTCATTCTCCTTCCGAGAAAGCGCTCGGTGAAAGTCAAGTCGAACTTGGCGTTGTGGAATATTTTCGCCGTGTTTTCGTCGAGCCAGAGGTTTTTGAGTTTGCGCGTGTTCAACAAACGCCGGGTTTTCGGGCCGTCGATCCTGCGGGCGGACTTGAGTCCCTCGGTCGTGCAGGTGGAGTAGCAGAACATCCGGTCGCCGTCGTAGGGGCGGAGGCCCGTCGTTTCGGTGTCGTATGCTATGTACTGTTTACCTGAAGAGGTCTTCAAAGTATTTCACCCGCGCTTTCGCAATCTTCACGTATTCTTCCGATAGCTCGATTCCGATGCTATTGCGTCTCAGCATGACAGCTGCGCACAGTGTCGTGCCCGAACCCACGAAGGGGTCGAGGATGGTGTCGAATTTCCTTGAGCCGAGCGTTATTAAATAAGACATCAGTTTGATGGGTTTGCATGTGGGGTGGAAATTATGGCGTGGTTTTCCGAGAGGTGAAGTTCTACCAACAGCAGGCTTGCTTCGTGCAGTAGCAGGAGGTTCACCTAAAGGTAAGAGTCCACATCCAAGGTTCTTTTCCTTCTTGGACGGCTTGGGAACCAGCAGGAAGGGGAACGTCTTTCGCCCGCTTTCGGGAAGTTCCTTGAGCTTCTCGGCGAACCAGGAGTCGAGGGAGAAGAAGCGACTGAAGGAGCCAGAAGATGCTTCACAAGTAGAACCAAGATTGGTCTGCCCGCTTAAAAATCCTTCTTTCATTTTCGATTTTTCAAGAGTATCTTGAGAGACTCGCCCCGATTTGTGATTCTTACTATCATCCAAGACATCATCACTCACCAGCAGGTTCGCCGGGAAGCGTCCTTGCGAGCTGTAAAACCCCTCATCCTGTCTTGCTCTTGTCCCAGTTGTTCTATGCATCTTGAATCCTGACCTATCTTGATGGAATTTGTGTTTCTTGGCGTTTGGACGATAACCTGGTTCGCTTTTCAAATCAAAGATAGGAATCTTACAATCGTCCAACCACGTCACGCCCTTCCCGTTCTTCAACGCTTGGTCTACGAAGGTTTTCTCCGAGAGCGGTTTCATCGCAACAATGATTTCCTCAACCGCAGGTTTTGGCTGAAATCCGCCGAATGCGCCGTTAAGTACTTGGGCATCAGGATGTGTAAGCTTGTCGAAGTGTTCGTGATGCTTTGTCACGTTGTAACCCTTATCAGGCGTCATGCCTCCGCAGCCTTTGACTTCTTCAACTGAATCGGGCTTTCGATGTCTCTTTTCGATTGCCTTTGCTACGTTTCCCGCTTTCGGAAATCCACTTGCATAAGCCCAATAGATAGGCGTGAAGTTTATCCGGAACCCCGCCTCCTCCAGCCGCGCCATCATCCTCCAGCTCAAATCGGCGCGAGGCAGGGACATTACGAAAGCGAACGCGCCCGGCTTGAGAACTCGCAGGCATTCCTTCCAGACCTTCTCGGATGGCATCGCCGCATCCCAGTCTTTGCCCATGAACTTGGCTCCGTAAGGAGGATCCGTAAGAACCAAATCCACACTCTCCGACGGAATATCTTTCAAGACCTCGAGGCAATCCCCGCGCAGGATCTTTGTCGTCACTTTTCTCGGCGGCGCTTGTTTCTTCGCCAAGTCTTCCTCGGAATAAAGAGGCGGGCAAGCCCCCTTTAATAGAGAGTGGCCTTTCGGCCCGAATGCCCN